AGCAGACTTATATTCTGGAGCTGGGCAACCAGTACATTCGTTTTATCAAGTCCGGCGCACAGATCCGAGAGACTGCAAAAAACATTACCGCAATTACCAAAGCTAACCCAGCTGTCGTGACATCCAGCAGCCACGGTTTTGAAAATGGTGAGGAGGTTTTCATTTCTGGTGTTGTTGGCATGACTGAGGTTAACAACAAAAGTTTTAAAATAGCTGACAAGACAACGAACACGTTTGAGCTACAGGACATGAGCTCGACTGATGTTAATTCTTCTGCTTTCACAACCTATTCTTCAGGCGGTACAGCTGAACGGGTGTACACTGTTGCTTCGCCTTATCTGACAGCAGAGCTGTTTGAGCTGCAGTTTGCGCAGTCAAACGATGTTATGTATATCGTTCATCCAAATCATGCGCCAAGAAAGCTGACGCGCACAGGCCACACAAGCTGGACGCTGTCGGAAGTTAGCTTTGACCCTGCACCAATGATGGATGAAAACAATACAACAACAACTTTGACAGCGTCAGGTTTGACAGGGTCGATCACGATCACGGCATCAGCTGTCACCGGCATTAATGGTGGGGCTGGGTTTCAAACCGATGACGTTGGTCGATTTATAAAATTGCT